AAAAGGACTTTCGCATGGATGCGAAGTACGAAGAGATAATGCTGGGAGTTCCAATATGCATAAAGCTTCGGGATATATACTTCAGGGATGTTCCATGGGCTGATTGTTACAAGCAGGTTTCAGAAAGGTTTTCAGCACTGAAATCGGTTGCCCTGAAGTTCTATGCAGATAAAACAGGCATAGAGGTGCTGAAAGAGTTAATCTTATACAACCATCAGGACATTATGGATGTGTTTGATCATGGATAAGGTCAAAAAGGATTTTGAATACCAGAGCAGGAAGTACCGGGAAAGGTACATGACTGCGTTCGTACAACTCTACAAGGATGTGGAGAATGAAGATAATTCCAACGGAAGATCAGGAACAGGCGAAACTTTGCACATGGATGACAAGATCGGGCATAAGATTCTTCGCGATTCCTAATGGTGGTAGCAGAAATCTCGCTGAGGCGGTCAAATTAAAGCGCTGTGGCGTTCAGAGAGGCGTACCCGACCTCGCGATACCCATTCCTTCAGGATCGTACCACGGGCTTTATATTGAGCTTAAACGGGTGTCTGGTGGAAAGGTGTCAGAATACCAAGTTGACTGGCTGAAGTTTTTGCGCGAACAGGGCTATTATGCCGAGATCGCCTACGGGTTTGAAGAGGCAAAAAAAATTGTTGCGGATTATCTTGCACCCGTGAGAAAGGTTGTATAAACTCTATACAGTACTATTCCTTAAGTAGAGATGTACCCATTTGGCCCGTCATCCCCTGACGGGCATTTTTTTTGTTCAGAATGACGTCTGGCGATGCCATTGGCATGAAGACGTCTATAAACGTCATGGATGACAATATGGTTAAAAGTAAGTGCTGCGTTGAGAATGTGTATAGTTATTGTGCCAATGAAGGGGTAATATACTTCATGTGCTACAAATGTGATCTTCCTTGTGAAACAATGTTCCTCATGGAACATTTTCAGGATGGACAGGATGACACCGGAAAGCAGGCAGAAACTGAAGCAGTTACTGGTTAACCATGAGTCATACCGTCAGTTTCCGTATAGTGACACGACTGGCAATCTTACTGTGGGTATTGGCCGAAATCTTTCTGATCGAGGCGTTTCGCCTACTGAAGCCTCCTATCTTCTTGATGACGATATTGCTTATTTTTATAGCAAGCTGTCTTACTTTCTGCGCTTTTTTAACCAGCTGAGCGAGAACCGCCAGATCGCACTAGTTGATATGTGCTTTAATGTGGGAGTACAGGGCTTCCTTAATTTCAGGAAGATGATCATCGCCCTTGAAGCCGGTGATTACGAGCGGGCGGCTGATGAGATGCTGAACAGCAAATGGGCCACACAGGTGGGCCAGCGTGCTTTAACACTTGCCAATATCGTCAGAACTGGCAATATATGAACCTTGATGGAGTAAATGACATGGATGAATGGATATCCGTAGACAATTCCCTTCCACAACTGGAAGAAAGGGTGCTGATCTGTCTTGACCCGCTGTACAAGATTGATCATCACGAACAGATTGGCGTTTATGCCGGTCCCGACAAGCTGAATATTTTCAAGATGAATGGCGACACACTGGTGAATGCTGTGACCTACTGGATGAAGCTTCCAGCATTGCCGAAGTAGGACCAATTTCCACGGATGGGTGACTATCCGGGGATTCATGCTTAAATTCGAGAACAGAGAAAATGGAAGATATTATTATCTTTATGTTGAAAGTGACCTTTTTGAGCGTCGCGTCCTACTGGTTGTTCGTGGTGGCCTACGTGCTCACCATCGGCCTCGCGCCATACTGTCAGGAAGTGTGGACGAGATTAACCGGAAAATTGCTGAACTGAGCCGCATCCGGTTAAGAAGGGGGTATACACTCCTCGATTCGTAGTGCATAATATGGACAATCATTGCAAAGGAATTGCAGATGTCAAACCCAGTTGGATGCCCACCCAAGTTCACCCCTGAACGACTCGCTGCCATTCTTGACAGCATCTCACACCGTATTCCCTACAAGCTTTCCGCTGAAGCAAATGGTATCCGTGAGGAAACCCTCTATGCGTGGATCAACCGTGGATGGGATGAAATCGATCAGGGTCTGGACACTCCACTTGCCAAATTTTCTAAGGACATAAAGAGAGTTGAGCAGGAAAGGATGAAGGATCATCTGGCCAAGATCTCGGACAATGTCGAGAGATGGCAGTCAGATGCATGGATGCTTGAGCGACGCTGGTACAGTTATTTTGGGGCCAATGTTCATCTTCAGGAACTGGATGAGAGACTGAAGAAAATGGAAGAGCTGGCCAAAAAGAAGGAATCAGGTGATGAAAGCAACGCCTAGCCCAGCACCCAAGAAACCTGCAAGGAAGAAACAGGCGCCTGCCGTGGTTCCGTTTCAGGCAAAGACCTATGCGACACTGCACAGGACACTTCGTGGTACACGAAAATAAAGGACTATTCTCATGAAAGACTCAACAGAAATGCACACATGCGGCCTTGAGATGAAAGGCGGACTGAATGGTGTAGACTACGCACAGAAATTTGTGAAGGCACCTGAAGCCATGCATCCTTCAAAGGCGCCATCCACCGGAAAGGAAACGCCAGTGGGTGAAGTCATGAACATGGTAATGTGCAGGTAAGACATGGATTGTCCGAAATGCAGGTCTCCCTCCACGCATGTGCTGAAGTCCATGCCCATGATGAATGGAACGGTAAAACGAAGACGTGAATGCATTGAATGCGATCACCGGTTTACCACGCAGGAAGTGCTGAGGGAACCATCAAGGAGAGGTGCTTCAAGACATGGGATTGTCCAGCCTTCAGGCACGACTTGAGAAAATAGAGTCAAGTTTCAACAGACGAACACAAAGACATATTACCTTTGAACCTGAAAGGACAATCATTCATGCAGGCGATGCGGACAAGATTTATGTTCCTACTCCAACTGGTAAACTTTTTCATGCTAGCAATGGTTTTGTTGACCTTGTCATTGGGCCTTATGGAAGTGGCAAATCTACCATGTGCGCCCAGAGAATCGTTGAATCAACCTGCAGGATGCCGTACTGGAGCAATGGACGAAGACGATCAAGATGGGCCATCGTACGAAACACAAGTGGAGAACTCGTCTCAACGACACTCCAGACCTGGCTTACGTGGTTCGGTGATCTCGGTGATATAAGAAAGAGGCAGAAACCTCTTCTAACATACGAACACATATTCAATGATGGTGACGGGATAGTTGAGCTTGATCTCATATTCATTGCACTGGACAGACCAGATGATGTACGTAAAATCAAGTCACTTGAACTGACCGGCGTATATCTGAATGAACTCTCTGAACTTCCCCAGAATGTATTATCTCACTTTAAAGGTCGTGTTAATGGACGATATCCAAGCAGAAGTTTTTGTCCAGAATCTTATTGGTCTGGAATTATTGCTGATACAAACCCTCCTGACGAAGACCACTGGATCTTCAGGGATTTCGAAATTAACCGTACGCCAAGCTACAACGTATTCCACCAGCCATCAGGACTTGTAGAGGATGAACAGGGAAGCTTTATCAGGGATGCTGAAGGGAATTACGTACAGAATGTTAACGCTGACAATGTTGAGCACCTCTCAGGTGACTATTACCCCAAGCTCGCTGAGAAACAATCCGAGGGCTTCATCAAGGTATATTGCGGTGGAAAATACGGCCTTGTGGAATCTGGCAAGCGTGTCTACCCAGAGTTCAGTTATGATATTCATTCTGCTGCAAGGATCGAGGCCATTCAGGGAGATCCACTATATCTTGGGTTCGACTTCGGACTCACACCAGCCTGCGTTGTGGTACAGCTTACGGCTCGCGGACAGGTAAGGGTTCTAAAGGAGTATGTTGCCGAAGACATCGGCATAAAGACATTTGCACAAAACATTGTCATTCCTCAGCTGGCGATAGATTTCCCCTACTGCAAGCTTGCAGAGTGGGCTGAGGGTGACCCAGCTGGAGCGAAAGGCGATGAAATCATGGAAGAGCTGTCTTGTATTGGTGAGCTTAATACTCTTGGCATTCCTACCCGAGCCGCAACCACCAATGACCCCGATGTCCGTATTAACTCTGTTCGTTATTTCCTCAATCTTATGGTTGATGGCAAACCGGCGTTCATGATCTCTCGTGAAGGATGTCCGGTGCTGGTCAAGGGTTTCATGTCAGGCTATCATTTCAAGCGCATGGCAATTGGAGGGGATGAAAGATACCAGGACAAGCCAAACAAGAACAAGTACAGCCATCCTCATGATGCACTGCAGTACAGGCTTATGCCATTTGCATCAGAGAGACTGGCGGACAGGGTAGAAAAACCAAAGGTAGATTATTTTGCAAACAACACGGTTATGCGATGGGAAAATTAAAATGGGATGCAAATGCAGGAATCCAGATGGGAGTCCAACAGAAATATGTTTCGGGGTATGTGGAACTGCGTCAATATATAATCCTGCAAATCAGAAAAGATCGCAGGAAGATTCGTTCACTGGGAGACAGCTTGAGCAATTGAAGGAAATGATACGGGATGCACTTAGCGGTTCACCTGTTATAGAAAAAATATGGTCGGATGGATTCATAAGAGGGTTTGAATATGGACGAGAAAGTTAATGACAAGGCGTTTGATCCACAGATAGAAAAACAGGTTGAATGGATAGATCGTAACCTTGAAGCAAAAGGGAAGATATTCAACCGTGAACAGGAAATGTTTTACAGGGCCACGGATTATAGGGGTAGCTGATGGAAGATAATTTTCTTGAATCTATAGCTATTCATTTAAAGAAAATCGCTCGTTCCTTTGAGGAAACGAATAGTCAGTTAAGCGATATGAATAAACATTTAGCCAGAATTTCGGAAGAAATGATGGTCATTAATGAAAGGAATTATCAAGGAGAGTAATTATGCCACTAGTCAAGGGAAAGAAAGCTAGCAGCAAGAAAGGTTTCAGCGAGAATATCAAGCGTGAAATGGGTGCTGGAAAGCCACAGAAACAGGCAGTCGCTATCGCCTATTCCGAAGCCCGTCGTGGCAAGAAAGGAAAGAAAAAATAATGATAAATCTGACTGGCTTCATTTGCGACATGCAGTTCCAGATGGATTTATTGACTGTAAAGATAAACTCACTGGAAAAATCCATGAAAAAACTTGAGGACTTCCACGACGAGTTCAAGGATGTTCTTAAAAAGGATATCCAGACTCATCGTGAAATGTGGGATGAAGTCTACAAAAGACTCGAAACCATTGAGCTGTACAATATCACTCACCAGATAAAGAGAATTGCACAGATCGAGAGAGACCTTTCCACAATACTGAAGTGTGGCGATCTTTCAGAAATACGTGAAAGACTGGATGAACTTGAACAACAGAAAGAAACGGAATGTTCAGACAGGCCACATAAATGTCCTATATGCAATGGTGATGGAAAATTACCAGGTGTTTTATTAAAGAATCCAGATAGCAAAATTGAAATTTACAAGGCTCCATGTCATGTATGTGATGAAACAGGCATCGTATGGGGATAATTCGCTGGTTGAGATGCCTGTGGTCTTGTCATAAATACGATCTTGGTCCATTGATTGGCGTCTATGGAGTCGAGTGGAAATGCAGTAGATGTGGTAAAAAAATATACTGGGTGGATGAGTACAAAAAGATAAAATAGTATATAATGATTTTTTGGACAAGGAGAGCCAACATGCCCGTACAATCATTAAGACCTAATTTTCCCGGAAGCAACTATCAGGAAGCACGTCTGGTAAGGCTTCATTCGAATGACACCATTGCTACATGCACTGCAGCTGGTTATCTCGATCAGTATCTGGTCATGAACAGCATTCCACTTTATACGACTGATTTTGTGCATCTTGCAGCCTCGAATGGCACGCAGATCTACAAGCCAGCCTTTACGAACGGAACGCCGTTCAATGGCGGATCAGTTCAGCTGGTAGCTTTATCATAGAGTTTGATGACGGAAGCTCAAAAAGGCAGTCTGATAATGCACCCATGGCTGGGCATCACTGACCGAAGAGCCTCTGGGCGAGCATCAGGTTGAAGTCGCCTCGACCCGTACCAGAAATGGTGCCCTTAAAGCGGGTCCGCCGGATGTAACCAGAGAGTGCAGGTGAAAATCCTGCCCGTCATCTACAAAATTTGTAATTGATCAAGGATGATCAGATGCAGCGTGAACCCGATGATGTCAATCAGGAACTGAGTCCTGAAAAGCTGAATGAGATGGAAGAAAAGAGGCTTCATGATCTTGATGAAGCCGGGATAGATGAAGGTCAGGTGCTTGATACTGCCGGTAAGCACATGAACATCTGGCAGTCCTACTTCGGGGAAAACATTACCCGGGGCAAGGATGACATGAACTTCGTCCTGCGTGATCAGTGGACGGCAGTTGAAAGATCCGAGTTTACGCGTCTGTTCAAACCTGCGATGACATTCAACAAGCTTTACGATGCAACCAAAAAGATCGCAGGAGAACAGCGTAAAAATAAACCGGACTTAATAGTAAGATCATTGACTGGCAAAGCCACACAGGAACAAATAAACTTACGAGCAGACCTAGTACGAACGATATCCTACCAATCTCAAAACGACTTGATCTATCAATCGGCATTTAAGTCCGCCTTAATGATGGGTTTCGGGGCATTCCAGATTAACCTGGATTATGAGTCACCCCGGTCATTTAATAAAGTCATTCGTTACGATCTCATCTCTGATCCTACCCGTACGGCCTTTGACCCGACTGCCATGAAGCCTCACAAGGGTGATGGCAACTACTGCGCACGCTATTACGTGTTCAGCCGGGATGAATTCTTTGCAACCTACCCTTACGTCACCAATCCTGTCAGTTATATCGATCCCTACATGCTGCTCGATTTCCAGTGGCAGACAAGGGATACGATTACCGTCTGTGACTATTTCGTAAAGGAATGGTATCCACTCGTGATCTACAAGCTTAATGATGGAAGGTCAGTGACTGAGGATGAGTGGGACAAGATCAGGAAGGATTTCAAAATCCAGCAGGAAATTGTAGCTGACACTGAAGCTGCCCGTCTTATCATAAAGAAGATGGAGCCGAAGATTGTCAGTGAGAGACAGACCCAGGATTACAGGATCATGCATTACCGTATGATCAGAAACCAGATCATCGACTTTTCTGAATGGCCCTCCAGACAGTTGCCCATCATTTTTGTGGACGGCGATTCCTATTTCATTGAGGGAAGACAGTACACAAGGTCATTTATCCATGAAGCTCGTGATGCTCAGAAATGCGTTAATTATTTCGGATCGGAAATCGCCGCGGAAGTTAAAAATAGACGCCGTGAACAATGGCTGGGAACGCCGGATAATATCAGTGGATATGAACAGGATTGGAGAAACCCTGAATTACAGATGGGTATGCTCAGAGCTAAACCGGACCCTAAAACAGGGCTTATGCCAACCAAGCAGTCACCTTGGGACCTCTCTCCTGCGATTATGCAAAACTTTCAACGTGCCACGCAGGATATTAGAGAGATTCTTGGTTTCTCGGAGACTGAGGCACTACAGGGCCGTGACATCTCTGGCAAAGCAAGACGCGAGCGCAAGCTCGAAGGATCAATGAGCGCCTATGTCTATTTCGACAACATGAATCAGGCTGTTGAACAGGGCGGTCGTGTCACCAATGATTTGCTGAACTACATCATTGGTGAGGAAGAAAGAACGATGGTAATCAGCAAGAAGGATGGCAAGACTGAAACTCTTGTGATCAATGAAAGAATGGAAGATGGATCAATCAGGAATGATATTGGCGTGGGAGACTTTGATGTTGAAATTGACAGTGGGCCGTCTTTTGCGGTTCAGAAAGAAATTGCGCTTGAGTTTCTCCAGACGACGCTTGCAGCACAGCCGCAGGCATTCCCGCTTATCGCTGATCTATGGGCTAAAAACCTTGATGTCCAGTTTATGCCGCAGATTGCTGACCGCTTCAAGACTATGGTTCCCCCCGAAATCATTGCCAAAGAGGAAGGGAAAGAGCCGCCGCCGCCGAAGCCCAACCCGCAGGAAATGATGATTCAGGCTGAGTTGCAGGCAAAGGCTGCCGAGATAAGGAACAAGCAGGCTGAAGTTCAGGTCAAGATGCAGAAACTGCAGCTTGAACAGGAAGAAATTGAACTGAAGAAAGCTGAAATGTTGCTGAAGGCACAGGAAACGCAGGACAAGGCTACCGCTGACATCTACAAGCACCAGCTTGACCTGAAAACCGCTGAAACCGTTCATGGTCACAACAGGCATACATCTGAACTTGATTTCAGTCACAAGGCTAGCCAGATACTTGCTGACCTCTACAAGCATGATACGAAGCTTGAACATGAAAAGAGCATGAACAAGTCGAGTGCGGGAACAAACAGGCAATAGGTATACAGGTGGCGCTGTTTTGAGGCCAATTAAGGTATAAAATTTAATCATTCGCAGACATGGAGTCTGCTGGGCGATCCGAGAACGCCTAATAATCTCGCGGGCAAAAGAATGCCGTTGTGGAGTCAATACATGGATGAAGCTCAGGATATGTCGGTTAACGACACGGAAAGTGCGGTTGGAAGCGAAGATCAGGCAATGCCCACGGAAGCGGTGAACGAGGAAACTCAGGAACCCACGGGCGAAGGTAACAAGGGTGATTCGCTTGCTGTTCAGAAAAGACTGAAACAGATGAAGCGGGCTCACGACAGGGAAATGCGTGAGATGCAATCCAGGATGGAACAAATGCAATCACAGTTACAGCCAAATCAGATGCAACAACAGTACAGTCCACAGGAAGCCCCGCAAGGTGGTGGAATGGATGATGCGATCCACAAGGCAGTCAGCTATGCGCTCCAGCAGAGGGAAATGGAAGAGCGCAAAGCACGTGACATGCAGTCACAGCAACATATTGCGAAGCAGTACCAGGAGCTTAACCAGCATCTGGACTCAACTTCGGACAAGTATGATGACTTTGACGATGTCGTGAGAGGGGATGTTCCCTTTACAGCCCATATGCGTGACGCAGCATTGATGTTGCCGAAAAAAGGCCCGGGAAGTGCAGGTGAAGTCCTGTACAGACTTGGCAAGAATCCTGAAGAACTCTCCCGTATTGCGAAACTCCACCCATTGAATCAGGCAAGCGAATTAGTCGCACTGAGTCATGCCTTGATATCCGGCGGTGAGAACAAGCAATCACAGTCTCGTCCACTAGGACAAATCAAGTCTAATCCAGTCGTCAATTCCGCAGGCATAACAGATAAAACGCCGGTTTCGGATATTCGTGACCGGATGAAGAAAGGTTCCTTCAAGTAAACGAAGGGTGCTTTCAAACGGACTTTTTAACTCTAGGACGGAGTGACTGGCAATGCCCAATCAATTTATCACGACCCAACTCGTTTCAAACACAGCCTTGGCCATGTTTGCAAACAACTCACCATTTGTAATGACCGGCTCACGTATTTATCAGGACGATTTCCAGAATTCTGGATACAAGATCGGTGATACGCTGCAGGTTCGCAGACAGAACAACTTTATTGTTGGCGATGGTTCAACTGCTGTCCCACAGGACATCATTGAAACCGTTGAGAACATCACTGTTGCCCATCAATACCACGCACTGATCGCTTATACCGTTCAGGATTTAAGCCTGCGTATTGAAGACTTCAGTCGCATGTTCATCCAGCCAGCCATCCAGAACATTATCACCCAGATGGAACGTGATATCTGTGCTGATGCTGAGCAGACCCTTTACTTCTACCAGGGTTCCGCTGGTTCCCCAATCAACTCATTCTCCACTGTTGATCTGGCCGGTGCCAAATTGCTGGAACAGGGTGTGAACATTGCTTCCGATGCTTATCTTGCCATGACCGTCCGTGACGGCTCATCGCTGAAATCAGCATTGCTGAACAACTTCACTCCAGTGTTTAACGAAGAAATCGTCAGACAGTCAGCCATTGGCCATCTGTCCTATTTCGATATCTTTCAATCCCAGAACGTTGTGCGCCATCAGGCAGGCGCAGGTCCTACCCTTACCCCCGGTGACACACTGACCGTCAACGGTACCGTAAGTTCGGGAAACACGATTGTTCTCGCAGGCGCAACAGCCGGTGTGACGAACTACTTCCTGCCAGGTGACCTTATCACCATCGCAGGCGTAAACAGCGTCAACCCACTGAGCCGCGCTTCTACTGGCCAGCCAATGCAGTTTGTGATTACCGCAGCTGCCAACTCCAGTGGTGGCGGTGCTGTGACGATCAATGTCAGCCCAAGCATCGTAAGCTCAACCTCAAGCCCACTGCAAAACGTAAGCGGTCCGATCCTGACCACTTCCGCAGTGACCGTGGTTCCAAGCTATAACGTGAACGTTGCATATCCTGCACGCGCCCTCGATATCGTTTGTCCTCCACTCTACAAGTTGCAGGTTCCATACGCCTCTGTTGCGGTCGATCCTGAAACTGGTCTCTCACTCGCTGTCACGCAAACCGGCGATATCCTCGGATATCAGAACCTCATGCGTATAGACATCCTGTGCGGGTTTAAATGGCATCCACAATATGCCGTCAAGCTGTTGTCATAAGGAGAGGAACAATGAAAGACAGATACGATGGAAATCCAGGCAAGGAAGCAGCAATTGCCAATACGCGTCAGGGCCGACTGGAATCACAGCATTCTGCAAAGAATGCCTTTGTAAGACGTGAACAGTCTGCACAGGGCCAATATGCAGGTCGCAAGCCGATG